ATCCGAAGTGGATCGGGCCTGCGTAGGGAACTGACTTGTATCCGGCGCGCACTTTCGCGGATGTCTTGGTCGCGGCGTCGCGGATCGTCGCGGCAAGGTTGCCGGAGTCGAATGGAACGTATGCTCGCGCACCTTTCGCGACTTGTGCGGCGATGGCCTTATTGGTGGGGAGGAACTCGATCGCCCGGTAGTCGAGGTCGTCGGAGAGTTTCTTCAGAGCGGTGCGTGTCTTGGCGAGGCCTTCGATCTTGACTTGACCCTCGCGGCCTTCTACTCGGAAGCCGTACGTCCCGGTCGGAATCTTGTTCGCCATTAGCGGCGACCTCTCTTCCTCGCTTCTGTGCGATCCTTGAGCCTAAGGTGCATGAGTTCGAGGATCTCCGGCGGTGTGTTGATGAGGTCGAGCGGGGAGATCCCGGTGTCGACGGACATGACCGCGATGACTTCTAGAAGAGATCCTCGGATTAGCCTTTTGGGGAGTCAACGATGTCGACAGACTTGATGGTCTTGAGCCATTCGTCGAACGTCTTCACGACGACTCCGGCGTCTTTCTCTGCAAGCCATCCGAGGTAGTAGAGGTGCTCGAACTTGACCGAGTTAGATGCGAACGCGGACGAGATTCCCATCTTGGCCCATCGCTCGAATGCGATGATCGTCGGCGGGAACACCGGATACTGATCCTGTGTTCCGTCTCGCCGCTCAACGGAGACGGAGATGTCGATCATTACGGGGTGACGTCCTCCGTCAGAGTTCCGCCCTGATAGGTGACGGTCACGGCGACGAGTTCGCCGACGTTGACCGTGATCGGCAAGGACGCGAGATAGCCGCCGACGAGTTCATACTTCGGCGAGGAGGTCGCGGGTGCGCCCGTGAGCGGCGAGTAGACGATGTCGACGGTCGTGCCGACGTCACCGAAGAATGTCTGCACGGCTTCGCTCGTCGCGAACGAGCCGAGAACGGTGAAGGTGATCTCATTGTTCTGGAGGCCTGCGCCAAACTTGCGCGCGGTGTCTGCGAGCGTCGTCACCTCGAGAGCCTCTTTCGAGTAGGTGATCGTGATCGACTGGAGTTGATCCTTGAAGTCGACGCCGCCGACCGTGAAGACGTCCGCGGTTCCGAGTTGGGTGACTGTTGCCATGTTCTAAAGACTACTCCTTGTGTTGATCCGATCCGTCCTTGCGCGCGCCGTAGTGCTCGCGAGGTGCGGGTTCATTGTAGTCGGGGACTCTGTCGCGTGTTATCCCCACAACTCGACAGAGAAGCGGTAGGCGAGCATCTCGACACCCGCAACAGTCACGGCGACGGGTACGGCGGAGACGCATCGCACCGACGATACCGTCCCGCCGAGAGTCTGATCGGCTTCGATCTTCGTCTTGATCGAGTTTGATCCGGTCGCGGTGAGAAGCCCGTCGAGGTAGTCCTGTGCGGCGCGGTCGGACATACGGCCCGCGATGAGGATGAGGTCGACGGTCGCCGAGTCTGCGCCGCGAGCCATGACGAGATCCCATTCGATCGAGAGTTGACCGACGACGAGGGCGGGCGGCATGAGGCCGTCCGGGACTGTGTCGTAGACGCGGAGTCCGGTGATGTTGACGGCGCTCTTGAGGGCGTCGCGTACTTGTGACGGGATCATGCGATGACGTCCCGTCGGTACGCACGAGTCATCGCGGCGATGTCGCGTCCGAGGGGACTCATGCGGATCGCGCCGAGTTCGGAAAGGCCGAGTACGCCGCCGACTGAGGATGCGCGCTTGAAGAGGTCGGCGGAGAGGATGAGTGTCGCCTCGATGATGTCGTCCGGGGCGACGCCGTCGTACCATCCGTACTTAGCGGTGACGCGCACGGCGGGCCTCCACGAGTACGGGGCCGGGAGTGTCGTCGCGCCGACCATGACGACCCGCGTGTACGGGATCGCCTTCTGTGGGGCGTTGATCGGGTCGAGAATGTAGTCGGTGTTGAAGACGAGGACTTGCGTGTAGTTGCCGTTTCCCGTCTGATCGAACGCGACCTCGATCCCGGTCGTTGTGGAGATGTCGTCAACGTCGAGGCGATACCAGTCGATCGGACGGTAGAAGCGTTGCTGAACTGTGGAGTCGGCGTAGAAGCGGCGGTTCGTGATTCGGTCGATCGACCGTGACGCGGACTCGATGGCCTTCTCGATCGTTGTCGTCTCGCCCGCGGTGAGGGTGCTCATGTTGGCGTAGGCCTGAAACTGTGCGAGCGTCGCGTACCCGTTCGTGATCGCCATGTCTACGCCTTCTTTCGTTTCTTCTTTGGAGTGTCTACCCGGCCCGGAGCGGGTACTTGCACCGACTCGACGCGAGGAGGCGTAGCGGATTCGGTGAAGCCGGGCCGGATAGACGACTTGACGCGATCGGAGACCGCGGTGATCGTTGCACTTGCTCTGAGACCCCTAGAGACCCGGATCATGCCAGTTATGACCCGGGTCTCCGAGGGGAGATGCTCAGAACGTCGGGGTGACGAGACCCGTTCCGCCGATGAGCGCGAATGCGTTCGGGTAGCGGTTGGCCGTGTAAGCCGAGTAGCCGTAGACGACCATCTTGACTTCGAGTTCGGCGGACTTGACGTCCTCGAATCGGAGCATGAACGGTGCGCCGCCTGCGGTCTCCCACAGGTGCGACTCTTGCGTGTTGCCGATGATGATGACGTCCTCGTTGGCGCCTGCGCCGTTCGTCGTGGTGACGTTGGCGTCGGTGATGACCGGGAGTCCGGCGATCGTGTAGCCCGAGTTTCCGTAGACGACGGAGCCGGAGCCGACGCCGATCGCGTTCTGCGGGCCGTTCTGAGTCGGCACGGCAAGCGGGCGGCCTGCGTTGTCGACTGCGGCGAGGATGTAGGCCAGACGGCGCGGGTGCATGAGGATGAAGTTCGGGCCACCGAAGTAGTTCGTCTGGATGCGCTGAACACCGTCGAGGATCTTCGGGTACAACTCAGAGACCGTCGGCGAGGCGTCGGTGTAGGTGATGACCTGCGTGATCGTGTTCGTCAACGACGTCGCCGAGGTGGTGACGTTGAGGGCGTCGAGTTGCGTGTGGTACGCGCTGACGAGGTCGGCCATGACGAGCGAGTCGATGCCCGTGCCACGCTCGAGAGCCTGACGCGAGACGTTCTGCTGACCTGCGACCGTGACGACCGAGATGTCCAACTTGGTGTCGTCCATGTTGGTTTCCTGCACGGCGGAGCCTTCCGTCTGCACCGCGGTCGCGGAGCCGGTCGTCACCTTCGAGATCGAGAGGGTGAGGCCGTTGCCGGGGAGGGCGTGCTTGCGCGAGGCGTCCATGAACGGACGGCCCGCACGAGCGAACGGTGCGGCGAGGTCGGTGAGGAACTGCGGCACGACCAGTCCGGCGAAGTTTGCCGAGGTGACGTCGCGCTTCTCGATCTTCTCTTCCTGCTGATGGCGGGCGATGCGCTCGCGGGCGTCGAAGTCGCCGAGCACCTGTGCGGCGAATGCGTCACGGATGAACGAGTGATCGCCTTCGGGACGGTAGGTGCGCTCTTCGCGGCTGACCTTCCATCCGCCGACCTGACGGGTCTCCACCTTGTCGCCCTCAACCTTGCGGGCGAGGTCGGCGGCGGCGGCCTTACGGGTCTCGATGTCGGTGACCTGAGCGATACGCTCGTCGAGTTTCTCGATCTCCTTCGCGAGAGCGGCGACGTTCGCGGCCTCGACTTCGGAGATGTCCCGATCCTCTTCGGCGGCGCGGGTGAGCGTCGCGTCGATGAGGTCGGCCTTGTTGTTGCGCTTCTCGTGGAGAGCGGAGAGGAAAGTGTTCACGGTTTGTCCTTGTGGGGTAAGAGTTGCTGATGTTCCTACCGGGTGCTCGTTGCCTCGTGTGGCGGGTGCGGCTTGATGCCGGGTGCGCTCTGCACGAGCCGAGGGTGCGGCCTGCTCTGATTCTAGACGCGGTGCGTGTGTGTTTCGCAACTACTCGGCGTCGTGCTCGGCGACGATCGCGTTCGCCCACGCTCGACCCGCGTCACCGCCCCACAATGCCCACGCGATGCGACCCGCTGACGGATAGCCGGGTTCGCCTTGCCGATACCCTTCGCCCTGCTTGTCGACTTCGTGTCGTGCGAAGTAGGAGCGCATCCGGACGATGGTGTCGTACGAGAGGGCGCGACGGTTTGCGATGTCGCGTGCGCGGGCGACGCCTACGAGCGTTCCGCCGCGTCCGTACACTTCGCGCCATGAGAGGCCGCGTCGAGCCTCTGCGACCATCGCGTCATTAGGGCGATACCCGTCCTGACGTTCCTCGATCTCGACGAGTTTGGCTCGTTCTGCTTCTGCGATGTTGAGTGCGGCGAGTTGCGCGAGAGCCTCGCGGCGGGTGCGATGGCAACCTTCGACCTCGCCGTCGTCATCCTTGACGACCGCGTACCCGGATCGGCAGTTGGGATTAGAGGTCTCGATGTGCCACGGCATACGCGGCTAGTCGAGGTCGGAGGTGAGAACTCTGAGACTCTCGGTGACGGCAGTCGCGCAGACGGCGTAGAGGGTTTCGTTCGCGGGGAGGAAGACGGTGTGCGGTGAAGAGTTTTTCTCGTATGGTATGCCGTTTGACGAGGTGACGTCTTCGCCGCCGACGTAGACGGTGGAGTTGCCGAGGATCTGTAGATAGACGTCTCGCGGGATGTTGTCGCCCGGGATGACGAGCGTCCGAGTGTCGGTGATGGAGTAGTTCTTGGAGATCATCGGCGGATCTTCGAGAGGACGTTCTCAAGTTGGGCGAGGTTGGGCTTCTCGATGACTTCGCGCACCGCGGCGACCGCGGCGGCGTCACCGTACGCGCCGAACGTGACGAGGGACACTTCGGCGAGATGGGCCTTGACGCGCTCAACGACTCCGTCCTTGCGGCGGAGATCCTTCAACGGTTGGAAGCCGACTGAGAAGTTGGTGAGGACGCCGTCGCGAACGAGTTCGAGTGCTTCGTCTCCGGCTTCGGTCTTCGAGATTCGGAACTCTCCGTAGAGGCCCGAGGCGTCTTCGCGGAGCATGGTGGCGCGTCCGATCGGGTTGTCGCTCTTGTGCTGATAGAGCATCTTGACGCGGTTCGCGGCGCGGGTGACTGCGTCGAACGCTCCCTTGCGGAACACTTCGGTGAGTCCGCCGTGGATGCGTTGCTCGCGATCGTAGGGGACGCAGATTCCGCAGACGGTGCGACCGTCGGCGTCTGCGCGTACTTCTAGGTCTAACTCGAAGTGGCGTGTCTCGATGCTCATACGATCTCTTCTGTCTCTTCGTCAGAGTCTAGGTCGGTCTCGATGTCGGTGTCGTCGATCGGTTCGTTGAGGTCGCTTGCGCCCTTGA